AGTCGTCGGATTACTACGGGCTATTGTGGGACCCAAGAAAAATGAACTGGATTATGCCGTTGCGTGATGCACAAAACGCAACACTTCTGGGCTGGCAGGTCAAGGGAGCCGCAGACAGATACTTCAGGAACCACCCCACGGGTTTGAAGAAGGGACAGACGGTTTTTGGAGTGGATAAGCAACAGCCAGAAAGTGTAATAGTTGTAGAGAGTCCTTTAGATTGTTTAAGAATTAGAACAGCTGGATTTGTTGGAGCGGTTGCTATTTGCGGCAGCCAGGCAACAGAGGCTCAAGCTAAGATTCTTCGAAGGTCAGAGGAGGTCATTGTTGCACTGGATAACCCAAAGAGAGACGAGGCAGGCAAGAAGGGCTCTCAAATTCTTTTGCAGTGGAGTGCAAAATATAATTTGAACTTAAAGTATTTTAATTACGACCAAACCGATGCTAAGGACCCAGGAGACATGACTAACTCTGAAATTGAGTGGGCTATCGAAAATGCAAAGTCAGGCATTTTAGGGAGTAAAGCATTTGTTTAAGGGTGAACTAAAGCCTTACCAAGTAGAAGCTGTCCATAAAATGGTGGACAAAAAACGCATACTTGTTGCTTACGAAATGGGTCTAGGAAAAACCCCAATGACCTTGGCCGCCATAGAAGACATAAGAGACATACGAGAAAAATCCTCCTCTTCTATACCCCCTACCTTCACGTTAATTTTGTGCCTTTCTAGCTTGAAATATCAGTGGCAAAAAGAAATAGCAAAGTTCACCGACAAGACCAGTATTGTCATTGACGGAACTCCTAAACAACGAGAGAAGCAATACGCTGAGGCAGAGAACTACGACTATGTAATCATGAACTATGAGCAGACCGTAAACGACTGGGATACCGTAAGGGTTTGGCAGCCATGGGCAATTGTTTGCGATGAAGCAACTGCCATCAAAGGGTTCAGGGCGAAAAGAGCTAAAAAAGTAAAAGAATTAGCTAAAAGATGTTCTGTAAAGTTTGCCCTTACAGGAACTCCGATTGAGAACGGAAAGCCTGAAGAGCTGTATAGCATCATGCAGTTTGTAGATGCAGGAGTGCTGGGCAGGTTCGACATTTTTGACAGAACCTTTATTGTTCGTAACTACTGGGGTGGCGTGGAGCGTTACAGAAACCTACCTACCTTAAACAACACTATTGCAGAGCATTCTGTCCGTAAATCACAGACAGATGAAGACGTTGCTCCGTTTTTGCCAGACGCAGTTTATCGAGAGCCAATTGAAGTTAAGTTCGATAAGCAAGCTCAGCAGCTTTACGACCACGTAGCGGCAGACTTATACAAATTATTAATAGATGCCAGAGACACTTTTGGGTCATCGTTTAACTTGAACTCTCACTATGGAGTAGGAAAACCAGACGATGCCATGAATGAGATGCGTGGACTAGTGATGTCTCGTATAACTTTAATGAGGATGATTTGCTCTAGTCCAAACGTAGCCAAGTTATCTGCAGAGTATTTTGAAGCAAAGACTGGCGGAAGTGCGTATATACATAGTATGTACAACTGGCTGCAGTTAATCACTAAGACACCAAAGCTAGACCAGACAATAAAATACATAAGAGAGCATTTAGATATTGCACCTGAATACAAAGCTGTTGTGTTTGCTTCTTACAGAGAGTCTGTTTACGAATTGGAAGAAATACTAAATAACGCTGGTGTAAAAGCAGTAAGTTACACAGGGGAATTGAACGCCAAGCAAAAAGAGACAGCTAAGCTTGCATTCCAGTCGAGTCAAGACGTTCGAGTCTTGGTGTCAAGCGATGCTGGTGGGTACGGCGTTGACTTGCCCCAGAGCAATCTCCTTGTTAACTACGACCAGCCGTGGACTGCAGGCTTAGCTGTCCAACGTAATGGTCGCATAAACAGAGCGTCTTCCACATGGCCAACTATTACAATTCAAGACGTAATCATTAAGGATTCTATTGAAAAACGTCAATGGGATATGCTACAACAGAAGAGGTCAGTTGCTTCAGCTGTGCTGGATGGAAAAAACATAAACGAGTCTGGCGGAGTGGACTTAACTGTCGGAAGTCTTATAGACTTTTTATCACCTAAACTAATATAGAGGAGGGAACATGGACGCAAAAGAAAACTATGAAGCTCAGATTTTTATAGAGCCAATAGTTCGCAGGGTTGAAGGAGGAGAAGAGCACCCCGCCGTTGAGGTGAGCTTTCCAGATAACGCCGCAACCTTTAACTTCACAGAAATGCACGAATTTATTCATGCGTTAAAAAAAGTAATGGACCAAGCAGAATCAGTTTATACAGAGGGAGAGTACGATTTTGGCAAAGAAGATTGAAGAAGAAAGAACTTATTACGACCCAGAGGACTTTGACAGTCAAGTAAAAGAGTTCTTGAGAACCAAGGAACTATTGCAGGACCTTGAGAAAAAGAACAAAGAACTTCGTGACAAGCTCATGGAGAAGATTGACGAAGACGGTCTTGAGGATGATAAGGGCAACGTTCTGTTTGAGTTTGAACAGCCCGTTGACGGATGCGTAAGGCTTGAAAAGCAACGCAGAACTAGCCGTAAACTAGACGAAGAAAAAGCCGAAGAACTTATTACTAAATACAGTCTTGAAGACGATGTGTACAAGTACGTGCGTGTCGTAGATGAAGACGCTCTTATGGCTTCGTATTATGAAGACAAGATTACAGAGGAGGAGTTGGACGAGATGTTCCCAGTAGTTGTTACTTGGGCGTTGAGGACTCCAAAGAAATAATATGCCAGGTATGCGTAGTGAGGAAGAAATCCTCAGAGCTTTTGAGGGGTTGGACAAAGCCCCTGGTTCAAAGCAATCTCGCAAACCTGAAACTCCTGCAGCTGAAAAGCAGCGTAAAAAGGCTTTTGGAGAATCTAATGGCTGGGACAATAACCCAGTTGTTAAATTCTTCAGAGGAAAAGAGACAGAGCTATTCACTATTGGTGCTTTAGCAAAAGCTCTTGAAAAAGAAATAGTCACTATTAGACTATGGGAGAAGAAAGGTTATTTACCTTCTTCACCGTTCCGCTTAAAACCTAAAAAGCTCAACGGAAACAAAGTCAAGGGCAATCGTGTGTATACACGAGAGCTGATTGAAATTGCTATCGAAGAGTTTGAAAAGCGAAACCTTATTGGGGTTAAGCGGGTAGAGTGGAACGAACACAAGGACCTTCCCAATGCAATAGCATTGCGTTGGAAAGAGTTCGCAAACCAAACCAGAGAGCCCTAGAGCCTCACATCCAAATAGAAAGATAAAAGAAATGGCAATTAGAAAACCTATGGAAGAAAACGGATACCAAGAAATCGACATCGACAACCTAGAGAAAGACCTTGACGGTCACATTAGTTCAGGTTGGGATGCCGCCAACGAGTTCCTGGAGAAGAAGAAGACGGGAGATTATCCAAATGACACCAGACTGTCAGAGGAGACTCAGCTTTTCTACTTCATGGAAAACGAACCTTTCGCTATCTACAGGCAGTACTGGGTAGAGAAAGAGGGAAAGAAGTCTTATGTAGCCCTCGGTGACGAGGACCCATTAAGCGTTGTAGCAGGGTTGCAAGCACGTCCTAAGTTTGCATTCAACGTTCTTAATCTAACAAGCGGTGAGCCTGTACAAGAAGTACTTACTGCATCTACCATGCTTGCCCGACAGCTCCAACAGCACAATGACGACCCTCGCAGAGGTCCATTGTCTAAGGGCTTTTGGGAAATAAGCCGACAGGGTAAAGGCCCCCAGACTATGTTTTCAACACAGCTGGTTAAAGCCAAAGACCTGTCCGAGGAGTGGAACTTGGAGCCAGAAGACATTCATAAGCAGGCTAAGTCCATGGTCTGCTGGGATTCTTCAATCATCAAGCCCGCCAGTTACGAGGAGCACCTAGAGATAGCTCGCAACCTCGTAAAGGGCTCCTAGTCCACTAAGGTAAGAGGGTCACGCCCCCAAGTCCCCCCCTCCTACGGGGCGTGGCCCTCTTTTAAAATCATGAACATAATAACTACTAAAAAGCAGTTAGAAGAATTTGTAAGTTTTTATTCCACAGTAGATGAGTTTGCCTACGACGTGGAAACTATGGGTAAGGATGCCCTATTAACCAAAGTCAATAGAGTGGTTTGGATTGCTTTTGCCACAGAGGGAAGAGTTGACGTTATTCCTATGGGTCACCCAAATGGTGACTTTGAGTTTTATACCAAGCCTTTACTGAAGTCTGGACAAGACCGTATTGCCAAGGGCAAACCTATTTCAGAGCTACACATGTCAAAGAACAAAGCTCACTGGATTCCACAGTTCAATGACCCGCCTGAACAGTTGACCGCTAAAGAAGTATTTGATGCGTTAAAACCAATACTGCTTTCTAATAAGTTAAAAGTAGGTCATAACCTTAAATTTGACCTCGAGTCTGTAACTAAGTATTTGGGAAACAGAATCCCTCCAAAGCCGTACTTTGACACGATGATGGCTGGTTTTATTGTAAACAACATGAATAGGGGAAAGCTAAACCTAAAGGACTCTGTAAAGCGTGAGTGCGGAATTGAAATTGAAAAAGGAATTGGTGAAGACATAAGTAAGCATTCTTTTGACGACGTGGCTTTTTACGCAGGCAAAGACGCAGAGGTTACTTGGGAGCTTTACAGAGCTTTAAAGCCAAAAGTTTTAGGAGACTTAAGCAGAGTTTGGAAATTAGAGATGGACGTGCTAGCTGCAGTTTGCGATATGGAACTGGCTGGTGCTCCAATAGACCTTGAGCAACTAGACGTTCTTGCGGTAGAGATTGCCAAAGGAATTGAAGAGGCTAAAGCCAAAGCATTTGCTGCAGCAGGAGAGGTCTTTAACTTAAACAGTACTCAAGAGAAGCAAAGGATTATATTTGGCCCTGACCCAGTTACTGGGAAAGTTAAGAGACGACCTAACTTTAAGTTTAAAAACAGCCTGACCCCTAAGGGTAAAGAGGCTCAGGCAGAAGGCAAAGAGTTGCATTACAACATGTTTTCGGTAAGTTCAGAAGCATTAGAGACCTTTAAGGGAAAAGACCAGTTAATAGACGGTTTGCTTCAGTATCAAGAGCTTAACAAGTTAATGACCACCTATGTAACTCCGTATAAAGGCGGAGAGATAACTAGGACAACTAACGGTAAGAGCAGAACTGTTAACAAAGACAGCCTTTTAATAGACGGTAGAGTTCATGCTAGATTCAACGCTCATGGGGCGGACACGGGTAGATTTTCTTCCAGCGAACCCAATCTGCAGAACATACCCAGCTCAGGAGAGTACGGAAAGCTAATCCGTAATTTGTTTATTGCTCCACCAGGGCACAAGCTAGTGGTAGCTGACTACTCACAGATTGAGCCAAGAGTAATTGCTGCTTTAGCCAATGACAGAAAGTTGATATCTAACTACGTCAATGGCGAGGACATCTACGAAGAAATTGGTAGAACCATGGGAGTTGAGCGTAAAGTCGGAAAGATGCTGGTGCTAGCTATCTCTTATGGAGTAGGTCCTTACACAATTGCTTCAAACATAGGGTGTACAACAAAAGAGGCACAAGAGCTGATGAATAAGTTTGAGAACACGTACTCCGATATCAAGAAATACAAAGCAAAAGTCGTCAGGCAATCATTGCAGCAAAGGCCAATTCCATTTGCTTCTACTATTTTTGGGCGTAGAAGATATATACCAGAACTAAAGATAAACGATGACAGGATGCAGGCTAAGGCAAAGAGGCAGGCCTTTAACACCGTTATCCAAGGTTCTGCAGCAGACATAATGAAACTTGCTTTAGTAAGAGCTCATAGTTGCTTTGTAGAAGAGCCTGATATCAACTTAATACTTACCGTTCATGATGAGCTTGTAACCGTCACCCCTGAAGATAGAGTAGAGGAAGTAGTAGAAGCCATTCGCATGTCGATGGAAGATATTAAACTAGACCGTATTACAGTTCCATTAGTAGCTGATATAAACGTGGTAGATAAGTGGGGTGAAGCCAAATGAATTGGAAGTTTTGGCAACGCAAGAAAAACGTAATAGAAGATAAAGAATTAAGCATTAACGAGGTAAGCGAACGCTTGCGGGGTTTTATCTTAGATTCTCAAATAAACAACGCTCATGAAATAGCTGTAATACTTGGCTGTGCAATAAGTAGCGAAGAGGTAATGGAAAAAGAAGAAGAGGAGTCTGACAAAAGAGTTCAGCGAGTTTCTTATTTAGTCCCTATTTTATACTCACAATCTCACGCTCTTGCCGAAGGTGCAACAGAGTTTCAAAAAGTAGCTGCTTCTCATTTAGAGGACATGCCGAATCTTCCAGAAGAAATTTGGATTGAAAGCCGTAAATTAATGGAGCAGGTCTCTTTAGCTTGCTCAGTAGGAGCTATTAGTCAATTAATAGACATGGGTTTGTTAGAGATTCCGAAGCAAAGAAAAAGGAAACGCTAATGGGATTCAGTGAAGACTGGTGGGCAAAACGTTTAGCACAACCACAAAACACGCCGAAGGAAGTGCCACAGTCACCACCTTCTCAACAGCCTATGGATAGGTTTCAACAGCCAACCACTAACCAGCAGCCAGCTTCTAAAGCTAAGTCTGCTCAGCAGACACAGACTTGCCCAGATTGCGGTTCCGATAAATATTTTGGCTTTGATAACTCAAAGCCCAGGTGCTACGAGTGCGGTTACCCAATGGAGCAGTCTGGAAGTAAGTTTGGTTCCTTGACAGGAGCCAACGTTGAGGGAGATACTAAGAATGCTAGAGGAAACGACTCAAAGAACAATTACAACCCTCAGCAGATAATCGGGAGGATAGATTAATGGATAACAATATGTACAAGACCATTCCACTAGAAATGGCTATGGAGTATTACGTAGACGCAGCTAAGAAAGCTAGGCAAGGAGCAATTGCTGAAGAACGTCAGCGAATTATAACCCTGTTAAAAAAGAACGGATATCATGAAGCTGCATTTAAGGTTAGTCAAGAAATCAAAACTACCCAGGTGGGTTAGGAGAATCTTTAGCCCTTATTTGTTGGGCTACGAAGAAGGTCTTGCCGATATGCAAGAGATGTTAATGGCTGGAATAGAAGAGGGCGTAGAGTGGGAAGACTAAGTGATTTTGATAGCGTAGATTCAATGATGAATTCTTCGGAATCAGAGTATCTTGTTGAGATTGGTCGACAAAAAGAAAAGAATCGTATTTTAACAATAATAGAGTTAGACCTATTGACCTCAACCGAAGTCAAAGAAAGACTCAAAGCACTAGTAAATGGAGGTACAGATAGTGTTGAATCCTGACGCAAAAAGAATACTTGCAGAATTAAATAAGAAGTTTGGTGCTGATACAGCAGTAATGGGAAACGAAATCAGAGAAGATTTTGTAACCAGAATGACTACTGGCTCTACCACGTTTGACTATGTGCTAGGAGGTGGTTTTCCTACCAACCAATGGAACGAGTTGATTGGGGAGCCATCTCACGGAAAGACAGCCGTAGCCTTAAAGTGCGTAGCTGCCAACCAGCAAAGAGACCCAGACTTTACTACGGTTTGGGTGGCTGCTGAGCAGTGGGTTCCAAGTTACGCAGTGATGTGTGGAGTTGACCTAGAGCGTGTAATTGTTATTGAAACTAACATTATGGAGACCGCATACCAGTCAGTTATACAATTTGCGGAGTCTAAAGCCGTAGACGCAATTATTATAGATTCCTTGCCTGCCCTGGTTCCTGCACCAGAAGCAGAGAAAAACATGGATGAACTTACTGTTGGTAAAGGAGCATTGCTCACCAACAAGTTTTTCAGAGTGGTAGGCAAGGCAATGAAGAGGTCTCTTACAGAAGCTGAGAGGCCAGTACTTGGCATTGTAATCAATCAATACAGAATGAAGATTGGTGTAATGCATGGCGACCCCAGAACCACGCCAGGAGGAGAGGGAAAGAACTACGCTTTCTTTACCCGTTCTGAAGTCCGCAGAGATGAGTGGATTGAAGAAGGAACTGGCGTAAATAAACAGCGTGTAGGACAGCGTATAAAAATTAGAACAATCAAAAACAAAACCTCACCACCACAACGCATTGCTTACGTTGATTACTACTTTCAAGACTCAGGCATATATGAAGCTGGAGATTACGATTTAGCCAAAGAAGTTGCGGCAATGGCTATCGTAAAAGAGGTAGTAGAAAGAAAGGGAGGTTGGATTTACTATGGAGAGCGGAAATGGCAAGGCCAGGCTTCTTTTGTTGACAGCCTTCGTGAAGAGGTTGATTTAATGTCCGAGGTTCGTGCTACGGTATTGTCAGTAGATTCAGTAATGGAGGGATAATGAACGACAAGATAGACCTAACACAAGAGCAACTAGATGCTATTTGCGAGTATTCAGAGTACAAGCGAAACTCTTACAAGACGCTGGGAAAGCAAGACTTTCTTCGTGATGTGCGTCACGAGATTATCGACCTAGTAATGATAGAAACAGCGACATCTAAACCAAACGAGGTCAAGGTAGCGGCTTATAGAGAAGTTTTAGATATAATGGAGAAGTTACTGGATAAGGAACTTTTCGTTGAAATCTGAAGGACAAAAGCAGTCGCAAAAGCACGAGAAGCGTTTAGCGAAGGAGCTAGGCGGTTCTCGTACTGCTGCGTCTGGGGCCTTTTGGCAACGTAAAGGAGATGTGAGGTCTGAAGAGATTTTGCTAGAACATAAGTGGACTGGTAAAAAATCAAAGACTATTAAATCTGAGGAACTAAAGAAGATAACAACTGAAGCCATAGTTGATGGAAGAACACCTGTGTTCGGACTTCATTTGGACGGGGACGACTACGTAATCATGCTCGAAACCGACCTAATGGAGTTACTGAACCAGCTTGAACATTTACGGAACTGATGAAGACTTCTCTTGGAGACACGA